GGAACTGTTTCACATGGTATAGTAGGTAAGGATGGATTTTTACAGTTTAATAATAAATTTAAATTTACTAAATTAGATGGTAGTTCAGGAACTGGTATAAATCAATACTTTGGAGAAATAAACAAACTTCCATCATCTAGATTAAGGAATTACTATTCAAGCTATTTCGGATTTAAACCTACACAAACAAGTGTTCTTAAAGATTTTAATAAAGCAAAAGATGCATATATAAGTACTCATAAAACACAGCAACATTACAATTTATTAAAATTTAATCCAAAATAATTTGGAACTTAAATAAAAAAGTTTATAACTTTGCAACCAAAAACATAGACATGAATGATCCTTTAGAAAACTTTGATAACTTAAGTGAACATGAACAATCACTACTAGAGTATGAACTATTAAGTAGAGCATTTCACAACTCATTCCAGATACTTACAAAAAGAAAGACAATGCGTGACATAGTTAAAGAAAGTGGTGGATTATTACTTTCTCATGATCCATATACAGATCTTTCAGATGATGATTTAGTAAATATGATGGATTATTTCATAGAAATGGAAGAGTATGAGAAATGTGGAGAAGTTAGAGACTTAATAAAGAAAATAAAAGCCAAAAATGCAAGAAAACAAAAAAAAGACCCCGCCAAAGAACTCAGTGCACTTTTCAGTAAGCCTGTCAGAGGAACAAAAGAACGCAAAAACAAAGATTCTTAATCATCCTTTTAGTTTTTTGGTTGGTAAAGCTGGATCTGGAAAGACACTACTTGCAGTTCAAATAGCTCTTGATCAATTCTTTAAACGTCAATACAATAAAATTATAATAACAAGACCTACTGTTTCTACGGAAGATAATGGTTTTTTACCCGGATCTGAGAAAGAAAAATTAGAACCTTGGCTCGTACCTATTAAATCTAATATGAGAAAGGTTTACAATAAACCTGACAAATTGCAGAAAATGGAAGACCAGGAAGAGATAGAATTAGTATCTCTAGCGCATTTTAGAGGTAGAACCTTTGATAATAGTATAATTATCATAGATGAGTTCCAGAACTTAACTAAATCACAGTTTAGTATGGCTTTAGGGAGGTTAGGAAAGGGCTCAATGATGATATTTTGTGGAGATTATCAACAAATAGACATAAAAGATGAGAATTATTCTGCTATACATGAAGTATCAAGGATTAAAGATTCTAACTATGTTTGTAAGATAGTACTAGAAGATAATCATAGACATAAGGCCATAGCTGATGTACTTAAATTATTGACAGGATATTAAAAAATCTCTCTAAACTTTTTTTATTTAAACTTTTTTTGTATCTTTGTATTAATATTAATCTTTAAAACCAATAATAATGGCAAAGAAACCCGTTAAAACTGCAGAAGAACTTGCAGCAGAGACTTCCAAGACTGAAATGGAAGCAAAAAGAGCTGAAATTACAGCTTATTACAAAGATAGCATCAAGCATCTTAAAGTTCAGTTAGAATATGAGGCACTTTTGAAAGATATTGAAGCTGCTAGAGCTGAAAGAATTCAAGCTCAGTCATTTATAGCTAACGCAATGGCTCAACAACAAGAGGCAGAAAAGACATCAACAGCTAATCCACCAGAAAGAGCTACTCAGGCAGGATCTGATTGGGATGCTGAAAGTGATAAAGCACCTCCAGTACGCCAACTAAAGTCAGTTGAGTAATAATATAATTAATATAGTCTTCTAGTGTAGAAATACACTGGGAGATTATACAATTATTAAAAATAATACAATGGCTATAGTAAATAAAGTAGAAAAAAGAGTTAAAATAAATAGAAATGAAGTAATAAAGTATCAAATTATTACTCATTGTTTTATGAATAATACTCAAATCAGTCCTTCTGATTTAAATTGTCTTACTGAGTTAGCTAAAGCAGGTTCTATAGATTTAACTGTATTCTGTACAAACATATCTAAACTGAAGATCTTTAAAAGTCCTCAATCGTGTAGAAATGCAATACAGAAAGCAAAGAGAAAGAATTTAGTGATAAAAGATAATAAAATCATAATGTTAAATCCTGATATGAAGGTGCAAACATCAGGTGATATATTCTTAGATTTTAAGATTTTAGGAGTAGATTAATGAATATAGAGAGTAAGGATATACAACTAAATCCTAAGAACTATAGAGAGTTCTTTGAGGAAGTTGCAAAAGAATGTGAGGTACATCCTAACCTTGTAGATAATTTTGTTAGATTCTTTTATGGTGAAGTCAGAAAACACATGGAGAATCTTGATCACACAAGAATAAGATTACCAAATTTAGGAGTATTCATAACAAGAAAAGGTAGGTTGGACAGAGCAATTAAGAGACATAAAGATATGTTAGGTAATCTTGAAAAGAGAACATTTAAAGGTTATAACAAACATCTACCTATAAAAGAGAAATTACAGCTGATGGAAGATGCAGCTAAAAGAATAGAAAAAGAAGTAGAACTAAAAAATCAATGGAAAAATGAACATAAATAAATTATTAGCAGGAATCAAAAATCTTCCTGAAGTATATGAGGGTGTTAAAAATAGTGTCTTTAAAAAGGACTATGTTGAAAAAATAGCAGATCATAGATGGAAAGTATGTAAAGATTGTAAACATTTAGACATAAAGGGTAAAACGTGTGCTGCACCAGGGACACAACCTTGCTGTGAAGATTGTGGATGTAGTTTAGCATTTAAGACAAGGTCTTTAGCATCATCTTGTCCTAAAGGTAAATGGAAAGAACTAATGACTGCTGAAGAAGAGAGTATTTTATTTGAACAATTAACAAAGGCAGAGGATAAAGAAAGAGATGTTGAACGTAAAGGACATGAAATGAATAATCCTCCACCAAATATTCAATAAATTATGGCTATAATATTTAAAGAGAAAGATCATATCTATGAAAGTATAGATGAGAACCTGGAAAAAGATAATATTACTTGGACTAGTGTTACTTCGTTTATAGGAAAGTTTAAACCTAAGTTTAATGCAAAGGCTCAAGCTAAGAAGTCCTGTAAAAATAAAAGATCTAAGTGGTATGGTATGACTCAAAAAGAAATATTAGATGCCTGGGATTCAGAAACACAAAGAGCTATTAAGTTAGGTAACTGGTATCATAATCAAATAGAAGAGCGTATACTTGACTGTGATACAATAGAACGTGAAGGCGTAGAAGTACCCATCATAAAACCTATTATGGATGCTAATGGTATTAAAATAGCTCCAGAACAGAAACTACAAGATGGGGTATATCCAGAACATTTTGCATATTTAAAATCAGCTGCTATATGTGGACAAGCTGACTTAGTTACTATTGTTAATGGAAAAGTTAATATTACAGATTATAAAACTAATAAGGAAATAAAGACTAAAGGATTTACTAACTGGGAAGGAATAACATCAAAGATGTATAAACCTTTATCACACTTAGATGACTGTAATATTAATCATTATAACTTACAATTGAGTATTTATATGTATATTATATTAAAGCATAATCCTAAATTGAAGCCTGGAAAACTAATCATTCAACATGTTTCTTTTGAAAAAGAGGGTGAGAATGCTCATGGTTACCCTATAACTAAGTATGATGAACAAGGAGAACCAATAATAAAAGATATTAAAATGTATGATTTATCTTATATGAAAGAAGAAGTTAGATCATTAATAATGTGGTTAAAAAATAAATAGAAATCATGCCAAAATTTAAACAACTTACGGCTACAGAGTTTAGAACAAAAAGAAGTAACACAAGCGGTTCTTGTAGAACAGATGATTATTTACTTGCAAATTGTAGTGATCATAATTATCAAACATCAGGTGATTGTACAACAGCAGGTGAAACATGGACAGCTTCTTTTACAAAAACTACGTGTAAGGCTCTTGTACCAACAGCACAATGGCTTGATACAACTTATCAATGGGAGGGTGATAGATACGTAGATGACGAGGATTATGTAATAAGTATAGATTTAATGAAAGTTTTGAATTGGGCACCTACAAAAGACTTAATAACAAAACTTGATTTAACCACTCATACAAATATTCAATTAGAATCACAAAAGGTTGATGTTAAGTTAGACCTACAAGAATGGATGGAAATAATTGCAGTAGAAGTACCAGAATAATATGTTAGTAAAATTATTTGACATATCAAACGGAAAGGTAGTTCCTACAGAACACTGCTATACTCTAAAATTTTTAAAGGCAATTATGGATAAATATCCTGATACACATTTAGATGTGTACATGTATTTATTTTATATGACATGTCCTGATCCAGATCTAAACCCTTTCTTCAATGTACCTGAAGTAGATAAAGAAGAAATAATATTAGATGAAATAAACATGGAAGAATCTTTAGAATGTTCTAAAATAAGATATGCTCTAGACAAATGTGCTGAGCTATATGAAACTCCTACATTTAGAGCTTATAAAGGTATCAAGTCTATGATTGATAAGTTAGCAAATTATATGGAGAGTACATCAATTGAACATGGTAGAGATGGTAACATAAACTCGTTAGTTAGTGCAGCTAAAAACTTTGACGCAATAAGACAATCATTTAAAGGAGCATATAATGATATGAAGGAAGAACAAAAAAGTTCAGTACGTGGAGGTCAAGGATTAGCTTATGACCAATTATAAAACAATACCCACATGGAATGAAGGTGTTTGGGAAGAAACAGAATTCCAAACCATAGATGATTTCAGAGTATTCATAGATAATATATTTATAGAACCTGGTAAATATGAATTTGATGAAACATCATTCATATTTAATGAAGAGGCTGCAAAGTTTAACAATCAAGGTTTTTATTGTGATAAACCAATGAGGTCAAAAGACTTTATGACCTACTGGGAAGATCAGAAGAATAAATGTAGAGAAGGTGTAATATACAAAAATAAAGGCAGAACTTGGTATTTAACTAGAGATTATTATATGTGGTTAAATTTCTTACCAATCTTTGATAAAGAAGAAAAGAAATATGGTTTTGCAAAAGTAAGAGATGCTCAATATCATATGGCCTTATATGAAATAATGGCTGAGATTAATTATAAGCATGTTGCAATACTTAAGAAAAGACAGATAGCATCTTCCTATTTCCATATGGGTAAACTTATAAACATGTACTGGTTTGAAGAAGGAG